GTGTACACTGTCATCCTTGTAGCAACACCGGCTAGTAATGCAGCTCCTTGTTTCTTAGTGATGGTACCATTACCCATCATGGCGTATATACCTTGGCGTGCAGCAGTATATTCGTATATTGCAAACTTCGTCATGAAGTTATTGAAGTTATTGAACGCTCTAGTGAGTACGCTTTGATTAGGCTTAGTGGTACCCTTTAGTATGCCCATGAATGCATTCTCTGATGCACCGGCAAGCACACTCCTCTCATCTGCAAAATCTCTTGACCTATCCAATGCTTCTTTGTAGCGGTTCATGTAACTCTCATCGTTTGCAGCTACCTTGTTTAAGTCAACCTCCTGACCGGTCTGACGTTTGAATTCATTAGAAAAAGACCCAAACCAAATAGGTCGCATCACCATTTTATCCGGCGTGGATATAAGCGCATCTGCTGAAAATTCTATTGGGTTCTTGACGAACTTCTTAAGCGTCAGATTATAAATCTGCTCTACCTTGTTCATCACTTTACCCCTAGCCTTGCCTCCTCTTACACCGGATGTCTGACTCAGTATTTGAGTATCAATCATACGGCCTTGTAATGTGTCTCCGTGGAATATCCTGCCAAGCTGCTTGCTCTTTACATTCATCATGGCCTTTACCGCATCCGGAGACATGATGAACTCAGACTGTTGTAACCCGGCAAATAAAGCACCGGGGTCTGATATCACAGCGTACCCAATGTTTGATGACAATTCTGAAATAAACCTAGGTACACTTGCTAATATTGCACGATACCCTTGCTTTGACAGATAGTTAACTACCATATCCCCAAACGAATCAGCAATGAAGTTGTTAGTAAGCATATTACTTGTTGCTTCCTCAAACGCATTGTTGATAGCATTGAACACCTCACGTTGAAACTTTGGTACTCTACCTTTACTTTCCATATCAACCTTGGCCCTATTCAATGTTTTCCTAGCTGTCCTTATTGGGGCAGTCATGTGGTAGTCCATCAACGTAAACTTAACTCCACGCTCAGCAGACATGAATACATCAAAGTTGATTGGCTTGGCGTTCTTAGTCCTTTCTATTAATGACTTTGCTTTGGTAGACGGGCGCCTTGAATTGTTATAGCTTTCCGCAAGAGATACATTTCGAGACAAATCGTCGGGGCCATATTCATACATCACCGGTAAATGAATATAGTTCACCAATGGGCTAATCTTATCTCCTCTGATAACAGACGATGTGAACATAGCCTTCTCTGTAAGAGAGTCATTCACCTCTCTGATAGTCTTCATTGCATTCCGCTCCGCTGCATTGAAAGATTGGTATAGCTTGTTGGTATCTATCTCTATGATGTCATTCCCTTTGGCATCTTGACCAACTACAACCCCATAATTATCTAGGATTGATTGCAGCATATTCGCCTCTCTTTCTCCTAGGTTTGAATTACCACCATCAATATGTTTGATTGTAGCCTGCAAGTACTTAGCCGCAGGGTTAACTTGGTCGCTGTCGGGATTTGAATCGTGCTCCTGCTGAATCATATACGTCATCATCTTGTATGAAGATAATAGCGTAGCATTTGTATTGTTATTAAATGATTTGGATACAGCCTCGTGAGCCATCTCTAATTTCTTATTCAGCATATCTAACTCTGCCTTAAATAAAGACTGAGCTTCAGCCACTTTCTCAAATACCGCATTAAATATAGCCTTTGACTTGAAGTCTCCGAACACTTGGTCTATGAAGTACAAAGGAGACCTTCTTACCATCTCTAGTATCGCTCCTTTATCTGTAAATAAAGACTTCAGTTTAGCATACGCTTTACCTATTTTTGATACAGACGCTGAAGATATTGAGCTATCCAAAGGCTGACTGTTTTCAATAGCATTCATGTCCTCTAGCATCAGCTCGGCAGAATGCGGGAAGTATCCGTTATTGATATTGTCAATTACCCTTAGCAATCTTTTTAACTCTTCATTAGTCATTCTGCTCAATATGCTTGGCTTGAGCATTGTTCTCAGTTCGTAAGCTCTTCTTCTTTCGTCTGCCATTGACAGCTTCCTGTAGTTGACTGTCTGTTGCATTGCAGCATCTACCAATTCTGCATTCTCTTCCTCAGTCTCTTGCTTGCTTTTTTCTTCAGGCTCTACCTGAGGCAGGATATCTGTCTTGTACTTAGACATTAACTCCGCTTCTTTGGCGGTAATTGTCTCGTCGGCTACCATGTTCTTTATGGTCTCTGCGTAGTTTAATTTACCGTCACTATCCAATACTTTTTTATCATAAGACTCAAGCCTAATCGCTAGCTCATCTGCTAAACTAGATTGCTCATTTACCTCATCCAATATAGCATTGGTCATTGACGTTACCACATCAATGTCTGCTAATTTAAGCACAGCTTGATTGGCTCCTAGCATTTCAACCAATGTCATGTAACTATTCAGAACAGTGTCAGGTATCTTGGCCGGGTCAATGTCAAGCATCCTCTCCAACATTGGCATCAGGTTCTCAGCAACGCCTAGCTTGGTCCTTATGTTCTTCTTTGCTTTCCTTATCAAGCTGCTAGCCTGATTCATCTTACCTGCATACTCAGCATTGTTAAATACCTTGGCTGCGTAGTTCACGAAGTTGGTAACAGATACCTCATTAAGCAAGTTGACCTTACCAAATCTAGCTAACAAGTTAGCTGCTTGGCCAACAGTGATACTGCCTTCGTTAGCCATGGCTCTCAGCTCTTTGGCTAAGTCTTTGGCTGCATCCTTGGCTAGCTCTCTCAGGTTCTTTACAATCCTAAGTTTATCTGCAAGCGTAGCGTTTGGCATATCCTTCAGCGCTCCTATGATACGCCCAATAGATGGCGCTCTCCTTGGCTTGGCCTCCATCTTCAACCTTCCCGCACGCTCCATCACTTTCTTCTGCAAGTCATTGGCATTCTTGTACACCTCTGAGTTCCTGATAAGCGTGTCTACGTTTGAGATAATCTTCTTTGTATCTGTACCTGTCTTCTTTTGCCTAGCAATCATAGCGTCTACCTTAGTCATCACAGCATCAAAGCCATCCTTAATCTCTGCGATAGCGGTGAACTCTTTAATAGACTGAGATACGTCAGACAGGCTGAGGTTATTCTCCTTGGCTATTTTCATGATAGCACGCTGCACAGTCATACCACCTTTAACCAAAGCCTTTACGCCTTTAATCAGTACCTGAAGAGTACCAAGTGGTATGGCAAACAATGACTCATTAGCGCCGCCAAATAATCTAGCTGATATCTTCTTGTCAATATCATCCAATATGTCATAGGTAATCTCACCTAATGACTTCTCCTGCTCTTCTTGCGTAGGCTGCGCCTCTGCTTGCATGTCTCCTGCACGGCCTTCGGTCCAAGTCCACTCAGGCATAAGCCCTGATTTTTGGTCAGCAAAAATTGTATCCTCAACTGATGCGTTCCTATTTGTTTCACCGTGTGGGCCAAAGTTAAGCCAAGAGTTTTGCCCCCTTGTCTCACTTGTTATAGCGCCAACGGCTGAACCTGTAAACAATCTTACGTGAGCCTGCCAAGCATTCTCTTCACCTCTCGCTCTGAATCCTGCCCCTTCTAGGCCATGACCAAAAGCATCATGCACTGCACGGAATAAATCATTGGCAAGCACCGGCTTTAATTCACCATCTACTCCGCCAACACCCCAATAGAAACCTGTCTCAGCTAACAGTGGGTTATTTTCAACGTCCAAATCTGAAGACCCAAAGCCATCTGTAGTTGGGAATACCCCCATCTCTTTATCTTGGCGCATAGAACGCAAGGCATTGTATGGGCTTGATGCGTATTCCGCATTGCTTGGCAAGTTCATATCTATGAACCAAAACTTATACCCCGCATCTACCAACGCTTTGTACTGAGCTACCGTTTGCTTGATTAGATTTTGATAAGCCTCTCTGACCTTAGGGTCTTTCGGATTATGCTCCATCTTCTCGTACTCAGCAGCTATCCTGCGTGCCCTATCCTCATCTACAGTTACATACTCTGACTGCCTTTTGAGGTCGATTCCATTTTCTGCTGCATACTTTTCGGCAACGGCAACAAGCTGTGGGTCCGGCCCGTTAATGCCTTGAACTGATGGCGCACCTTCAAGAGGCGCAAGTCTGCCGACCTCTTGGCGTCCTGTTCGTTCTCCTGCTCCTGCGGGTTGTAGCTGCTCTGTTTCATTTGTTATTATGTTTTGTTGTTCACTTGGTTTTATTGTTTCTGATGTTACTTCAATCTCAGGTAACTTTACTTCTATTACAGGGCCTTGACCTGTCGCCTTACTACTTGATGGGGACATTATAAATCTTCCATCTCCAATCTGCCTATCAACTTTGAATCCTCTCGACTCAAGCATTGACTTCATTTTAGTAGACACAACATCTACCTCAATAGTTGCATCAGGATTTGAGTCAGATATTTCAATTGGCATTTGTATTACCGAATTGAGCAATCTAGACCCAACACCTTTAGACTCGGCTTCTTTACTTACTACTACATCAAATGTATATTTGTCCCCATCGTAAGAAGTGAATGCCCCTCCAACAATATTACCTTGATTATCTTTTGCCACATAAGCTATCTCCCTATCACTAGTGATACCTAAATTTCTTTCTTTAGCTATATCCCTAACTTTTTGTTCCGCATCATAATCAATATCCCCAAATTCACTTATAGGTTGCTCTATAGTTATCCCATTATCCAACCCTTCGGTAGTACCTTTTATTTCAGGTAACTTTACTTCTATTACTTCTCCTTGAGCTTGAGCTGAGCCGGGCTTAATTTCTACTATACCTGCCGTAGGTTGTTCTTTAATCTTTTCTTTCAGGTCATTAAGCTCTGTCTCCAATTCAGTTCTTGCGTCAGTCAACAACTTGCCTTTACCTGTGTCGGCGATGGCAGCATTGTCTCCTGAAATGATACCCTCAATCTCAGCTATCCTGTCTGTTATTTTTTTCTTCTCCTCATCAGTGATGGCTTCGGTCCCTGTGGCAGCGACTTGAGGTTTTTGGTTTCCTTCGCCCATTGGCTGCAATTCCAATCCGGGGACTTCTTGGCGTAGCACGCCTTCACCTGTTGTTTGTTCTTGAACGGCATTTGATATTTGTTCTAGTTGTGAATTAATCTCTGTTATCCTATCTCTCTGCTTCTTAGTGATGGCCTCGTCCTTACCCTGAATCTCATTTGTAAGGTCCGTCTTCTCCTTTAATAACCCAAGCGCCTTACGCTTCTGCGCATTGTTCAATCCTTCGGGTATTGAGTTCAACAGCCCTGCGCTTTGTGTATAATTATCAAGTTGCTTTTGAGCTTGCTCTTTTGTAATCTGCCCTTGATTGATTTGGGTCTGAAGCATTTGTGCATATGCACCCCTAAACCTTGTGTCATTTTTAAATTTCTCTGCAATTTCTATATGGGCATCACTAATACCATTGAAATCATTTTTTGAAAATGCTTCACTTAATGCATGTGGTGAACCAAGAACAAGACCACCTATGGCTTCTTGCAATCCTCCGATGGCTATTTCTTTTAAATACCCACCAATACTATCAGGGGTATTAAACATCTTCATGTAGTTGCCATCCTCATCTTTTTTATTCTTGGCAATATTGTATAGGTCTTCTATTGCCATCTCTGCAAATTGCTGAGTAGCGCCTGTCTCAGCTTCAGCAAGAGCACCACCAATAGCTGTTAGTGTGCCTCTAGCTAATCCGCTTTTTACTTCGTTTCTAATAAACTCAGCAAATGATTGAGCGCTAGCAGTTGCAACTTTATCTCCCAATGCTTTACCGACAAGGCTATTCATCACACCCTTGCTACCTATAATATTTCTAAATCCAATCTCTTCTAATACCGCATTTGCAACAGCTATTGGAGCAGCAACCATTCTTTTTTCCTCCTCAGATACATTTGCAAAATTTGGGTTGTCACTCATTTTCTCCATCTCTGCTTGCTCTGATTGAGCATACATACGAGCAACACGAGACATCCATCCGCCACCCAAAAATGAAGGGATAGATTCTACAGTTCCGAGAAGAGACCCACTTACAAGACCCTTCTTCGCTTCTTGTTCATATTGTTTTGACAAACTTTCGGGTGCTATTGAAGAAGCAATGTCTTTCATAAAATCACCATATCCTACAAGCCCTGTTTCTTCATCACCATATTTGTATGCTTTACGTGCTAAGTCCTGTATCTTATTTACTAAAGGCCCATACTCTTCAATCTTCATCTTGTCCATCTTGGCAACAAACTTGTCGTAATCATCTTTAGTAAGAATGCCAAAATGCTTTGCAACGGCAGGGTCTTTTAGCTGCTGCCTTGGGTCGGTCATGATACCTTCTTTGAAATCAATCAATTGACTTCCTGCCCATGTTGCTAATTGTTCAACGCCATTTATAACAGCCTTAGCTGTAGCATCATACCAAGTACCTTGCTCACCTTTCATAGATGTGTACTGACCGATAGCTCTCTTTAAGTCGTCTTGTTGCTTAGGTATTTGAGCCTGCTTCTCTATTAATTTTTGCTTAGCATTATTAAGCAAATCTTTCTGAGCCATATAGGCATTATACCTTTGCTTAAACTCTTCTGTGTTTCTTTCATTCCCTTGAACCTTATCCAAAGACAATCCTTCCTCTTCTAGCTTTTGACTCATTGAGAGGTATTTCTTTATGTCTAAGTTTAAGAATTGGCTTTTTTGTTTGGCATCTTCCAATGCTTTATTCACTTCTTCATCAGATGAGAATTTTTTATTTTGACCAATATACTGCTGCTCAATTTTATCTATACCCTTGATGCCCTGAGAATTCTTTGCAATGAATCTTTTTAATTCAAATGACTCACTCAATTCCTTCCCTTTAGTGAATGGGTCCAATGATACCTCCATTGATTCACCATTTGGAGCAGTTACTTTCATCCAATCGCCTGTCATACCTGACTGCTCAAACTTAAAACCTAATGGCCCAAACTTATAATTCATTTGGGGAACAACCTCTTGCTCCTCTTTACCTATTAAATCAGGGGTGATTTTTTCAATCTCTTCCTTTACAAATCCCGGAGTATTAGCATACATCTTCTCCTTGCTCTGCTGAGCTTGAGCAATCTTAGTCTCAGTCTCCTGTATTGGCTGAGGGAGTCTAGTAGATTCGCTAACTACAGGCTCAGGTTGATAGAACCCAAACCTATTTGTCTGTTGAGCGGGAGATGCCGATACGCCACCTGCCGAAGGTAAAGCCGTAGAGGGTTCTTCTTTTTTTTTTGATTCTTGGAAGAACTCAGGGAACTTGTTGTTTACTACTGAATAGTCATAATTATTTTTTTCTGCCGTAGCAACATAATCTTTCAATGCTTGTTGGTCATAACCTTGCAACTCAGGAAACTTTCCAAATACAGTTGCCCAATCATAGTTATATTTTTGAGCCGTAGCTATAAAGTCTTTCAGTAATTGTTCGTCCATTGTAGATTATTTGTTATCTTGGTTTACCTCCCGAATTAGTAGCATTTGAACTGTTACCCTGCCCAATCTCCTCGGGGCCTATTGCGTTTAATTTAGCATCTGCGCCTATTGCTCTAAAAAAGTTTTTGAGTTTTGAAACTTGAGCTTGAGCCTTGTCTCCACTCTCATTTGAATTTAACTTAGCTTCTGCTATTACCTTTCCCTTTGAGTCTTTATATGTTACAGTTACATCGTTATATGGAGAGCCTGTCCCACTATAATCAACGCTAACACCCGGGATATCTGATAAGATATTTTGCAGCATAGGCCCTGTCTTTGTGCTCTTTTGATTATCAAATAAACTAGCAGGAATTTGACTTACAATTTTAGATTGGAACTCTCCTTCTATATCTCTTTTTGCGGCAACTCCTGTTCCCCCTGTCTCAGTCTCAAATGTGCCACCCATAAATTTAGGGAAGTACTTTATTACTTTTGTGTCTGTCAGTTCACTTCCTACAGCTTTAATAAGAGGACCAATAATTGAAGAACCTGTATCAAAAGGTTTACCTTCTTGCTTAAATGGAACTAAATCTCCTGACTCATTTTCTATGTATATGCCTTTCTCTTTCCCCGGAGGGTTCTTTTCAATGTTAGCTCCCCTACCACGGAAGTATTTAATAGAAGCGTCTACCTGAGCAGGCGTACCCGTAAGCAAATAGGATGTTTGACGAGCCATGTTCAATGCTTCATCCTCAAGCTCTTTATCTTTACGCTCTCCTTCGCTCTTAGGCCTACGCTCCTGAAGCTGTACTTGAGGAGTAGTCTTCATCTCAGTAACTTTAGTGTACTTAGACCTAGCTGATTTACGCAGAAAATCTAAAGACTCCTTCTCCTGTTCAGGAGAAAACTGAAATGAAACTTTCCCTGTGTCTTTATCTGTAGTTCTCAGTATAGCCTCAGGATTATTCTTTGCATCTTGAGGGTCGTTTGTAAATCTATATACTTTGCCATTAGATGCAGTCTGAACATAATCTACCAATGTGGATGCTCTATCATATGCGTTGGACAATGAAGAGTTTAATATGTCTGTTTCTGCATCAAAAAAATCATATAGTATTTGCTTTGTAGCAGGGTCCTTGTATGTCCTAGTGGTGATATCTTCCCTAGATGTAATCAGTCCGGTACTCAATAGTGTACCTGCCTCCGATGTGGAGTCTATATTCTTACCTAGCTTTGAAGCCCAATTGTCTGTCGCCGCATCTACATTGAATTTATCCCAACGAATTTGTAGCAATTGGTTTAAGTAGTTCATGTTCGCTACCTTGTTAGGGTTTGAACTCATGGTATAAACCTTCTGACCATTTATATCTTGCTCATCTTTCATTGCTACCACGACCTGACCATTAGGTAAAATGTGGAAGCCTGACTTATTCCAATCACCGAAACCTTCAACATCTGCAAAGTTCAGTACCTCACCTTTTGAAGATACGCCATCCCTATTCCTCTTCATGATTTCAGTATAGCTATCCTGATAGGCCTTCATTGATTTATAGGCGTTGTCTATACTATCTGTCAGATTCTGCCTCTGTATAGTATAGTCCTTAAGTTTCATCTTACCTGACTTCAGTAACCTATCCTGAATAAGCCTCATCTGCGTTGCGCTATCTGCAAGCTCCAATGCCGCTTTCCTAGCACTTGCATCTTCCCCCATTGGGGTATCCAAGATGGATTGGCTTAATTGCCTAGATGCTTCATCAAGCGCAGCTTTCTTCTCCTCACGGATTTTGTTCTCATCGGAAAGTATGTTGGACATATTCTTCCCGACTTCTGCCCAATTCACATAGCTGTCCGCATTCCGCTCCGCATATTTATAAAAAGTTCCCATCTATATTGTTATTGATAAATTGCAAAAGGGTTTACAATACCACCTGCTTTTAAAGGTGCCGGTACATTAGGGTTGAAAGAGCTAGCAAAGTCAGGTAAATTACGCCTTATCTGTCTTAATGTACCTGCATCAAGGCCACCAATAAAAGCATCATATTCATTTGGCGTCATGCCACCAACTTTACTTAAGTCAACATTATTGATTTTACCCATTGAAGCTATGCTCTTTTGCATGTCAGTTTGATTCATCCCAAGTTGACCTTTTTTATCTCCCATAGCTTCTCTCTGTAACTTGTCAGCCTGTCTTACAGCAGCTGTCTTTTCATAAAGCGGAACCATTTGTAATCCTTGCTGAAGAGCACTGCTAGCAGATTGTATCCCCTGAGCAGTCGCCTGAGCTGCCGCAGTTTGAGCTTGAGCCGCAGCTGATTGAGCACCTGCCACTTCCTCTAAATTCATCTGAGTCCCAACGTCTAACAACCTACCTTTCTCTGCTGCGCTTGTTTTCTCTAAGTCAGATAACTCTTTACCCATTGCTGTACGTACAGCTCCTTGAGCTTCATCTGATGCCATAGCTACCCTTCCTGCTGTAGCTGCTGCCCCTCTTTCGCTTTCTGCTCCTGCCTGAATTGCCTGAGCTCCGGTAGAAAGAAGCGCTTCCCTTTGCAGTTCGTATGGTTCTTTCTGAATTGCCAACTTATCATATACGTTGACGTCTAATCTTTTCCTTGCTTCAGCCATGGCATCTGCTGCCGCACGCTCAGCTTCTGTCTTTAACTTATTTTGCTTAGCTGCCTGAGCAAATGAAAGGCCCGCAGACCCCGCAGATATTGCAAGCCCGCCTATAGCCAATGCTGTTGTTGTTGCTATTGCCATATTAAAACGCTTTAATCATTTCTCCCGTATAAGAGTCACCCTTTATATAACCAAACTCCTCATACGTCGATATGAGGCTAGGGCTCTTAATAAGAGCATAAATATATTTGTTACCTGAATTTTTGCAAGCCTCGGTCAAAGATGATACCAACATGGATATGGCTTCCTTCCTTCCCGGCTTCTCCCTGTATTGCTTGTTTGATATTATCCAATCAACCCATGCCACCTTAGAGTTAGTGACGTACATGAACCCCGCACAAACAGGGGTATCCCCATCTAATACCATCATGCCACAGGTACCGTCATCGGGCAAGAAGTCTTTAGCGGGCGGTTGCCACCCCCAATCCTTCCACCATCCAACGAGGATATCGTCATAATCATTACTGTTTAGTACACGTACATTTAACGTATCCATATACTAACAAAGATATTGAATTTAAGGGAAACTTTTCATAACCTCCGACCCTACTGTGAACAATTCAATCTTTGAAGTGGATGTGTTCTGAATATCAAAAACACAGTAATGCCCTAACACCCCATGAGACTCGGCCACCGAGTTCTTTATGTAGAAGAAGAAGGCATCTTGAATTGGTATAGGCACCGCTCCCGGTATGGCAGTATTGATAACTACACGGTTGATTCCGCCCGGGTAGTTGATTATGATATTGGTTACCTCACCCGCCAACTGTGGTGTGGTATATGGAGGCAATGAGAAATAAAAGTAGTCCCCTATACTAAGGATATCTCCTACCGATACCAATGGGGATATGGAGAAGTTAACTTCGTCCGTAGCGCCGGTGACACTTATGCTCTTACCAATACCGTTAAGGCTCCTAAGCGCCAATTGACCATTAGAATTGTTCCTGACAAAGGCGAAGTAAGCCTGTTCTTTCTTGTCAAACCAAGCAGCTTGTATGTACCCTGAGTCCTGAATATCTGTATGTAGCTGAACATCCCAAATAGAATCTCCCTGTAGAACTATGGTCTTGAATAGTTTGTTCTCAAGCGGAGCGTCATTCATTACGCTCTGAATAGATGCGGGGGTAAATGCGCCACCCGGATTGCCAATCTGAATCCACCAATCAGAATAGAATGTATTCCTAAGCGGATTGACATTGTGCCTATACAGGTTCCCACCCTTAAATGTATAGAAGTAGTTGTTCATCCCAATCATCCAATCGGGATAATAAGAGTAGAAGGATACCCATCCATCTACATCTTGACTGTATGTTAATGTATAATTCATTTTAGCAAGGTACTACGTCTATAACGACTCCTTTAAATGTTTGAAATGCAAGCGGCGCACCCAACGATGGGTCATCATACCCATACCACCCATCAGCTACAGGGTACTGCCCATAAAAATCAACGAATACTTGACGACCTAAGGCTATATAAGGAGCTGTAGGTAAAGGGGCTAATCCCATTATATACCAAGGGAATGTTCTATCTGTATCTGCACAAGCAAATACATATTCAAGTGACCTGTCTGTTGCTAATATTTGAGTAAGATTTATAGGGCAATCTACCTTTACGCTAAACGTGCCGTAATTGCATGGGCTAAATACTCTTATTTTCATTACAGATGGCGATGTTGAAGTTTTTGGTATAACCATAAAACATTCACCCGGGTTATCATCAGTAAGTTGACATTGACCAAGCGCTACATTAACATCATAAGAATTACCTGTCGAAACAAATGAAGACCCATTATATTTATATTCAGGTAAAGTAGAGAATACATTACCACATAACCCACACAAGTTCCCTTCAGTATAAGTTCCTATATAAGTAGGCAATCCTGATATCCCTTGCAATACCCTATCAACTCCCGACAATAAAATACTTCCTGATGAAAGTTTATTATAAACAACGCCATCATATATCACCTCTATACCATCAGGGGAAGAATAAGAATCAAACCTTACCCTAACACCTCCCGTTGCTGTCCCTAGTACTACGTTAATCTCATATATACCAAAGCTACCTGATGAGTTTACTACTAAACCATCACATGCTGAACCGCATGAGGCACAAGGAACTACGGAAAGTAAAGAGCATGAAACCTGCTGTCTTGTTATTGAGCCATCAGAATAGTACCCATCTGCTGCACATATTGTCATCGCTGCATCATAATACACAGCCGTAGATGACGCTAAGTCAGGTCCATTTAAATAGTATGTTTGTGATATTGCCATGTTATTATATTAAATTATCCTTTACAATTGCAAGGTGTGCTACTTGTAACAATCTCTGCATCACCTGATAATAATTGTGGTAAATAAGTGTATGTCACACAAATCTTAGCTGTATTACCTTCTAATACAGTTACTGTTTGTCTACTTCCATTGCAAAATAAATATTCAACTTCTGCATCTGAAGTAACATTCTTTATCTCCCACTGAACGCATTGCCCTTTCGATTCACTACAACATCCACATTCTTGTGTCTTATATAGTTGATAGTTTTTCCCGGGTAGAGGGTATGCTATAGGTGTAGTGCCTCTCAATACGCAAAGCAATTTAAACTCCTGATATGAAACCGTACCTGTTACTGTAGCCCCATAGCAATCCTGATACTCATAGTCTAACCCATCGCCATCTACATTGACTATGGTCCAAGTAGACCCACATTCCAAGCAAGGAATGTCACAACCACATTTATATAATGCGACAACAACATTACCCTTAACAATATCATAGTTTGTACTATTATTAATACATACAAAATACTCCTCCCCGGGGTCAAGAGAAACAGACAATAAAGCAGAGCTGCCGCATTCTCCATCAGGGAATTCTACAACTGCTCCACTTGTTGAACTTTTATTCTTAAGATACATAGTAATACAATCAGTATTACATGGCCCACAATAACAACATACATCAGTAAGAGGGTCAGGTGTTGCTTCGTCTGTAAAACACAAGTCGGCAGATACAGATTGCCTCAAATCCCAAATCAAATAAAGCGTATCCCCATCAATAGTGCTAGGTACAGTAAAGTCAGCCTTGAATATATTGCCTATGTTTGTAATTGGAGAAGCCAAATTAGAAACAGATAGCAAGTCTTGAATCTCAGTTGGCGTATTATTATACAAAGTGTACGACCTAAGATACTTAAACCTATTATTAGTCAAGCTAAAATCAAAATCATCAGGTGGTATCTTATTAGTCTGCAATGTCATTACACTTCCCGCAGGAGGGAATGACGCAGAACCTGCATACCCTGTTGTAACATTGTACCTAGATACCAATGGGCTAGCAGTACCACTAGTAAATACCACTAGATTAGATTGCAAAGCCCCAATAAATGACCCATTTGTGTACCTATATTCTGTGTGAATATTTTTACCTGCATCTGAATTACTAGTAACTACAACCTCAATAATCTTAAGCTGTTCTTTTAATGGGCAATCAGCTGTAATGTTAAGAACTAAAGATGTTGATATTTGATAAATACATATGGTTGCTGTTTCTACAGATATAGAGTCTTTAGTAAATGTATAAGACCCACTTCCTAACTGAGGTGTAGTAGTAAAAGTATTCCCATTGTATGTTATCTCTAAGTAGAATGTCCCGCCTGAATTACTTACAACAGACCAATTGATATCGGTAACCCCAACAAATGGGCCTAAATCTACACAATAACAATATTTTTTAACGACCAATGTTGGGTCGTAAACTAATGTAAGTGTTTGAGATACACCGCAAGCAACACACTGCTCATTTATTGGTAGCTTCCTATCGTTTGTAGTCAGCACATACTCATTCATATATGGGTCAAACCCTCCTAACTTCTGAGTATTGAATGATTCATTGAATGTATCCCTGAACCAAGTCCTCATATTACTATCAGATATAACCTTTAACTGCTCATTAGAATATGAGTTACCCATCATCTGAATAACAACCCCTCTCTTTACGTCAGTAAAGAATCTATTGAATCCCCACTGAACATAACTCTCAGGATTGAAACTAATACCATACTTCTCTGTTCTAGCTATCTGAGTACCCAACACCTCAGGTACAGAAGTGATAGCCCCACCTGCCGCTGAATCGGACAGCAAGTTCTTACCGGCAAGAACATATGAAATTTTATCTTCCTGAAGAGTTAGCACGTCAGTCTCTCTTCCATCTAATATATAAATGCTACCAAATGAAGCCTCTAAATACTTGTAGTTAAGAAGTCCTAGATTAAATTCGTTCAGCTTATTTACATTAGACTCAGGGTTGTATATACCGCTGTATGTGATATCAGCAAACCTGTCAGCAGCTTTATAATCCTGAGCAGAAACTGTATTTACACGCTGCCCTAAATTAAATGGCTTACCAACTATAGAGTCTCTAATCTTGTAACTTTCTGCACCATTACCAAAAGCAAAACAATTGAAGAAGTCTGTATCTACTATTGCAGGTATACCAAGAGCAATATCTTCGTTTTGAATATTGCCCATGTGATTCCCATCTGCATCAATCTCAAATGATAACTCATTCTCATACCATACATCAGGCAAAGCCTCTGAAGGTTCTGTTTCAAAAATCAATAGGTTCTCAGACCTCAGAACTTTTATGTTTGCAAATACAGTAGAGCGGCGCTTGCTTCTCTTGTCGACTCCTCCACATCTAAGCGTACCTCTTATCTGAAGATACAACTGATTGGTAGTGCCATTCCTGTCAAACCTATAATAGTTTTTGCAAAGGTCTGAACTAGTAATTGGACCAAGTCCCGGGATGAACACGTTGTCGGTAAGACATTGGTTGCAATCCACATCTTGCAATCCATCATTCAAGCTGCTAGCTATATTGTCTCCAATAAACCAATCATACATGCTAGGATAGTCAGTCGTAGAAACGAAGTTCTTTACCAACGTATATATCCTTCTTTCGCATGGGCAGTCAACACCTAGCCTTTGCGTCTTAACGTAGAAGTTTATCCTGCTCCCCGCAGGCACAGTATAATCTTCCCAAAGACCTGTCGAACTATTAAACACATTCATTGGGTAAACCAATGTTGGGTAATCTCCTGCATTGTTCTCGCTAGTCTCGATTAGCCCGGGCTCTATTGAAGCCTCAGGGTCCTCAACCACCGAGAATGAATTTGGGTTAACCCTAGCATATACTCCGGCAGGAACGAACGAACCTGATGCAGGAGTTATAAAGTTTTCCTGTTGAGATTGCTTATCAAGGATTGTGGCATATACGCAACTCTGAGTAGGACCATTAGAGTCTGCCTTTACAATTAGTCTATCTCCTACTTCAACCTTCCTCGAGTTCTCTCCTTCCAATAAAAGATAAGCATCATTACTATCAGGGTCATTGAAATATAAATTACAATATATCACCTCATAGTTTTCTTGGTCCGGCTTTATAACTAGCTTATACCTCTTAGCCCAATAAGGGGCTATTTGTGTAGGAGGTATAATTACCTGTATAGAGTTTTTATATTGAGAATAAGCGCATGGTACATGCTCTGTATTGTATGGGCTAACCAATGCAGTAGATGCACGGTTAAACTCATCCATGTAAACAATGCCAATCTCATATCCTCTATTACTATGCAGACTTCTTGGACTAGCTATTTTCTGATATGTGGCATTAACTGCAACAAACTTGTAGTACTCATACACATATTGTGATAAACTTGCCGTATCATCTACAAACTGCATGGCTATCAGTTTGAATGAAATTACATTACCCGCACTTTGAACTTGTAATGGTTGGTCAATAGCATTAACCCCACTAGCAAATTTTGTTACCGAACCAAAAGCATTTGCCGTAGCTAATGTATTAGGTATGGCACAGTTTACTTGGTCAGTAAATGTAAGGCCATCACAAGATGTATCATCACCGGGTACATATGAGAATACAGGTTTTATGTTCGATGCCGTTCCTACTGCATTTTGAAACTCAGCACTTGAAACCATCTGATATACATCCACGTAGTCCTGAGGAAGTATAAATGTGAATGATAAACTTATAGAGCCTGTCTCTTCTGTAGGTAATGGGGCATCCCCTGTAAATGATTCATGATTAAAAGTAAATGCTATTGAAATCAAAGCACCTTGTACTAAATCAACACCTGTCAAATCTACATTAGCAACTGCATTATTTACATTATGAGGTACATCAATAAGATAACCTGTAATGTTTGAAAAGTTAGATGACAATTGCTTAAGACCTATCTCTTCTATTATTAAATCTGTATTGTACTCTAGCTTTATTGGATTCCCGTTCTTATCAATTAAATCATACCCTTCCACGTAATTGCCATACATGAGTCTATTACCCATAATGGTTTGAGCCTTTGCAAACCTAGGTACGTTATCGTACAATCTAAGTAATTCAGACTCCTGAAGTATTGTGAATATCTTGCTATTGCTAAAGGTATATTGATACGTCGTATCATTAGAAAGCCCTAACTCTTGCTTATCTAATTTTTCAATAACCTTAATAATGTTATTGTTTGATTGTTTAAATAGAAGGTCGATGCCAACCACAAGATGACTGCCTGAATTATAACTTACAATTGCTGTATTACTCAGGTTAACCATCCCTTCATTCAGATAACTGTCAGTACTGAACGAAAAATCCTTAGGAATAAATGCAATATCAGACCACTGAGATGTGGCTGAATACTCCCCATCTATATACTTATATCTATAAGCAAAGCTCAGGAACCTAGTCTCCATGTAGTTTGACTGAGTGCCTGTAATAATATTTTGGACTACCGGTGATTCTGTAGGCGGTCTCTTTATAACCAATATTGCCTCAGGGTCAAATTGGTCTATATAAGCTATAGGATTTGGATAATTCCTTTTTGTATTTATAAACCTAGGCGGATTGTAGTCATCGGTAAAAAACAATAGGTCGTTAATAATATTAACCCCTGTTATCAAATAGTTCTCATTAAAGTTCAAGTATGTTAGTACCCCATTCCCATCATCAATACTAAAAATATGGTATATCAGAATGTTTGTATTAATATTATATGATACTATCAGGTCAAGTTTACCCGTGGCACCAACCGGGAAGTTAGAGTCATGCACAAACCAATAGATGGTTTCATTTGCGCTATCTTCTATAGCCCCAATACATCTTGCATCGGCGCTCAAAGGGGTGCCATCTAGATATCTAAGTTGCGTCAATGACAAATTCCCTTTGGTGTTTTCAATAACACCAACCTCAGAATTTTCGGTAGAACCCATCCTGATGTTCATCGCATCTATGTATTCACCTTGTGGGACAAGACGCTCATCAACAATCTTGTTCATCCTGCCCGCTATAAAATTCCTAGATAAATTTGCCATCTTACTTTATTTGCTTGTCCATGCCCCTTAAGTTCATTAACAACCTGCCGGGATGGATATTACTCATTCTGATTTTTGCGTTCCTCAAAAGCGCCGACTTATCCTTGCGTGCTCTATTTATGATGTACTCTTGCACCCCATACTTTGAGTTCAATACCTCAAACTTAATGGCAGCATATATGTACTGTTCAAAAAGTTTATTCACAGATATCATTGACTCATCCCCATTCTCCATACCATCCGACACATACTCAAGGATGCAACTTTCGTTGGCCATGCTTGAGTCAAAGTTAATCACTCCCGCTTTCTTATTGATATTGAAGGTTGGATTTATATTTGCTGTCTCAGTATTCAACCCATAAGCTCTCCCAAGTTGATATCCAAAGTACCAAACACCATCAATGTCCCATCCCCAATACCCATTGTATTGATGACCTTGATTTAGGTATATGCTTTTCTTTGTCCTATGAAGTCTGTCATAGTCGATTCTTGAGTCTTGAGGAGAAAGAATGTTACCATTAATATCAAAAAGAATATTACTGTTGTTGTCTTGAAGATACGCATTTGAAGAAAGTGTTTGAATGTTTTCTGTTAAAGGCCTTAGCAACCCATCTTTATATAGTGATATCCTAATCCAATTGACAAAGTCAGAAGGCAGAACGTACCTTAGGTTATCTCCAACGGTAAGTTCCAATACCTTGGTCTCTTTGAAAGCATCATAGTTTAATTCCTGAACAGCACGCTTTGCGTGGAACAGTATCTTATATCTCTCCTCATTGTTCACCAAGGAATGATTCCCGGCATACATCAGCATGAAGTTTGTCACGATTTCTTTCAAGCTGACATATTGATATGACCCCCAATTGGCATCCTGAGGAGCATTACCTCCGTTGTCGTAGTATTGATATTGAGAAATGTATGCCATAGGTTATTATTGTTTTTGACTGAATGTAGGCTGCTCATGCTGTTCTTGTGCCATACCAAACTGAGTGACCTCTGCTTCCCTGATAGATATACCACAGTACTGAAGTATCTTAACTACCAACTTGTACTCATCTTCTTGAGGCAACTCAAAGTCCTGATAGTCAGGTTGAGTTTGGTCGAACACGGGTTCGCCTCCGGACAATGTAATATACGTCCACTTAGGCGCCTTAGGGAATCTATAGTAAGTAAGATTAACAGCACCATACCCGCTAATACTAGTAGGGTATGCTCTTATTATCTCTCCTTCCTGCACATATGCAGGGAATACAGTAGATGGGTTAGTAAACGCATTCCCATTCAACATTGCTATCTTACCATTTGATACCTTATCTGCTTGGCTGTATGTGCTAGCAGAATATATCCTATACTCCTCACCTGTCGCAGGGTCTTGGAAGATATCGTCGTTCAGCGTCAACTCATAATCGCTAATTACCTGAACAACTGTAGAGCTCTTATATGTGGTAGCATTCAGGACAATATCGCCCGGCTTAACTCCTGCAATAATAAAATTTCCGGTAGCGTTGTCGCTTAACTCAAATGGTATAACAAAATCATTGACTCCGCTAGTCAACAACTTGGTATAACAAGTCATGCTATTTGCCATGTACATATCATTCCCTACTGTAACCAAAGATGGCGTATAGAATTGATTGAGTATGTTGCCGGCAGGTGTGATGACAGGTACCAAGAAGTCAGATACAGTAAATGATTCAATGGTCTCTGCAATGTTACCTATTATGTGAGCATAGTCAGTACCCGAAAGTCTGCTATTCTCCATATTAATATTCTTATTGTAACTGCTAAAGTATTCATCAAAAAACTCCATCTGCGCCTGCTTGGCGTATAGATTAAAGTCAGACGGAGAAATATACCCGTAGTTGTTTTTGTTCAAAACAGACAATACGGTATTCCTTACTGAATTTATCATTGATTTCTTTTTACAAATATAATAAAAAAGAGGGTGCGTTTTGCACCCTCAATCACACAATGTACACAATCAAACGTATGAGCCAACTATTTTGAAATGGTTTCCAACATCTTAAGGGCATCTAGACCCTCATCACTTTGCAAGAAACTTGCTGCCATATCAAATGGGTCTTCCCCAAATGGCACCGACAACATCTTCTTTTTATTGGTGGATGTGTTAAACCATACCTCTCTTTCGTTATTTCTAAGAACCAACAGCTTCTGCTCAAAGAACTTCCTAATCTTAGATTGGAATGTCAGATTCGGGTCGTTCAAGATATTCAAGAAGTCACGTGGGTACCTCTTGGCATAAACAAGGATATCCCTCTTAAGCTCAGCGGTTGAAACAGTAGTAGGGTCTTTATCGAACATTACCCTTGTAAGCATCTCCACTTGGTCTAATGTCAGCTGACGAGCAGAAACCAATGCATCAACCTCTATGGTCAACTCCTCTACTTCATGAGATGCATCTTTCTCCTTATCTACTTCAGAAAATATTGACCCGTTAAGTGGGTGGTAATGCAAGAACTCTTGCAATACAGGATTTGATTTTGGCACCCTAAGGAAGCCATCCTCAAAAATGATAGGCTCTAAAATTACATTCTCATCCTGCTCGTCCTCAAATGGGGACTTTTGGTTGACGGAATACCTAAGAGCTCTGTTAATATTATTCTTCTCATCATACCACATCAATGGGAATCTTGGATGATTCCTTGATGATAATACATATGAAAGTGGGGAACCGATATTCAATTTGTAGACTTTGTCTACGGGGACATTATTCTTTGCCATTTGATTTAAGATTTAATTTGATTTAAAAAGAGGAGTGTCTTTAAAGACACTCCCCATTTATTTACTATCCAAAACGGAACAACACGAAGTTGTTTGCACCCAAGGTACATACGCAACGCTCAGACAGGAAGTTGACCTCCATTGCATCCAAGTCGCTAGTAGCAGCCCCGCCGGCAGAACCTGTAATCCAAGTCTTGTAACGACGGTCTTCAGCTTCTGAAGCTCTGTAACGTACGTGCAAGAATGGACGCTTAGCGTTCTTACCCATGATTTGGTCGTACACTGAAGTAGAACCCGCAGGTACCAACAAACCGGTGATTGTTCCTGTTGCAGAAGCAGCAGTGTTATTCAATCCACCACGCATGGTTGGGTCGTTCAGATATTTCCAATCAGACTTGTAGAAGTCATAACCACGACGGAATCCACTGAATCCAAGATTCAATGCCATGTTCACATCGTTATCGAACAGACCATAAGATGCAGCGTTAGCAGCACCTGAAGTGTTCCAACCATTCAAGGTAGCCAACATGTTGTCGATATCGAAGCTCAAGCCACGGTTTACGAATACAACATTCTCTTCGATAGCACCTTGTTTATCCAAGCGGGAAACAATTGAATCCCAATCAGACAAGGTAGTTGGAGTACCACCACCCCATACGTTACCGCGGTTGTTAACCACGTAGAAGATACCTTCAGAACCTTTGTATCCCGCAGTCACAGCACCTGAACCTGTAGCGGCAGGAACTGCTTCAATCATTGCAGTCTCAAGGTAGTCCTCAAAACGCAAACGAGTCTCGTGCTCAGACTTCAAATACCACAGATAACCTGTAGCACCGTTCTCTGTAGTCACTTCAACCCATCCAATCTGAGCCATGTCAGAACCGTTTACGGCATACTTGTCCTTGATGATGATTGGGCTGTTAGAGAAGATATCATCTTCACCTTCCAATGAACCAACCATACCGTTTGTTCCTTTCTTGAACTCAGAACCGTAAATGAATACGGTGAAGTCTGCGTTACCGGCACCTGTACCGGAAGCAGCAAGACCACCTGTTTCGTAGAAAGCTACAGTGAATGTGGTTGCAGAAGGAACCGCTGTAACGATTGCCTTGTTGTAAACACCTGTAGTATTTCTTTGAATCATCAAAGTCTGTCCAACACGGATAGCGATGTAAGTAACACCTGAGTCGTTCACTTGGAACGTAGCTGTAGAAGCAGTTGCAACAGCAGCTGTACCCACGCTAGTGTACTTAATGTGCAGACGACCTTGTTCTGCCCATTTGATTTGGTCAGAGTTAGAAGGCATTTCAGCTCCTACTAAACGCAGGAATGAAGCCACTGTTCTGTTACCATAACGCTCAAATTCTTTCTCATAAGTATCAGGAAGATACTGATTCAAGAAGTTGAAGTTAGTAATGTAGTTTGTTTGCAAAGCTACCTGTTCGGCTGATGGTTGCAGCGCATACGTAGGTGAGCTTAATAAAGCACTTGCCATTTTCTTTTAATTTTTAAAGTTTTTTAATACTGCGGATTTTCAAATTTCTCCCGGAGTCAGGGTTCACCGCTTTCACCTGAATCCCATCCTGAGGCTTAGTTGTTTCAGTGGCCCTACGCTCAGACATATTGATATTCTTTATGTTCTTCATAGTGCCCTCTGTTGCATCAGCCATGCCTTGTTCGTAAAAGAACTTAGCAAACTTTTCAGGATGCATAGCCACAGCTAGTGACCTGTGGTATCCTGCCGCATCTTTCATCAGACCATTCTCATCCAAAAACTTCATAATGAAATTGCTTGGGCTTGATTGAGTCTTTTTCAGTTCGGAAGAATCACCCGGAGAAAACATCAGCTTTTTGTCATTAATGCTGAACTCAAAACCTTTGAACCCGTCACTAAAGACTTCATTTGTCTTTTGGTCGAACCATTGACGCTTACGATTGTTCTCCTCTTCTACAGTCTTAGCTTGCTTTATATATTGTTTGTAAGCCTCGAACTCTTCCTTGTCGTCGTCAGAAACTGATGCCGGTCTTGACTCAAGGGGCACCTTGTATGTTTCCTTCTGATTATTGAAATAGTTCTTCGCCTCTGCAACAATCTTTTTTCTAGCAATCTTAGTTTTCTTGACGTGCGACTCATCGTCCAACTCCTCATCATATGAGTAGTCTTCCATCATAACGTCGATATCCTCATCATCCAACCCGGGCTGAGTGGAGGCCAAGTACTCCCTAAGAAGTTGGTCTTGGTCCATCTTATCAAAGTCTTTGTTCAACCTGATAAAATCCTCGAAACCCCTTCCGGTCTCCTTCTTGTACTTCATGTACGCAGCTACATCCTCGGGTAGGTCTCCGTTTTCGTTACGCTGACTATTAAGTTCGTCAAGAGAACTTATCTGCTTATTATATCTTTTAGATATATATGAAAGAACTTTTTCCTCATTTAACTCATCTTCTTGAGAGGCAGCAGGAGTGCCTTGTGCCTTATTATCATCAACCGGTGAAGCTGCGGCAGCAGCAGCTCCATCTCCACCTTCTCCATTTAATTCTTTCTCGTGCTTATCGAGAAGCTCTTTTTCTACTTGCTGAACTCCTTTGGGTTCGGCACTGTCCAACGCTCTTACTTTGAATTCCATTTGATTAGATTTTATTTATAGCAAAAATATACATTTTATGAATACAAATTTAACGAGGCTCGAACTCCGCTAAATCAAACCCATCTAGGCTGTCCTCATTAGATTCAAAATCAAGAGGAGGAAGGTTATTCTTCCTTTGGTTAATTAGCTTAGACTGCTGAGAGTTCTGTATGCCAATCCTCTTATCCTTAGCCTCCTCTTTCATTTTCTCTCTGCCTTGCAGCAAATTCATTTGTATCTCAGACATCTTCATTTTATATTGGAACTCCTCGGCCATTAACTGAGATTTAAGTTCAGCTTCCTTCTGCATCTTTTGAATCTCAAGAGCCATCTCAGCTTGTTTGAGTTGCAACTTAGACTCAGATTCCATCTGAACTTTTTGCATAGCCATTTGTCCTGCCATCTCCTGAGACTTCATTTGTTGCTCAGCGGTCAATGCTTGCTTCTGCATCATCATCTTCTCCTCGCGGTCTTGCTTCTTAACCCTTTTCAGTTTCAGCAATTGATTAGCGAGCTTAATATTTTTAATCTCCCTAATATCTATAGCATCCTCAAGATTGATATCACCTTTTGATAGTGCCATCTGTATGTTAGCTTCAAGCTGAGCTTTCTGTTCTTCATCAGGTGATACCTCTATAAATATACCAAAGTCGTATATGTATAAATCAGATATCTCATTTAACAAACTAACATTGTACTTGCCAATCTGATTTGTAAACTCATCCTTAAAATCAGCATATTCTAATATGTCTGATATCCTATAGGTAATGGCTTCAGCCAATGACCTATAAACAAACAAGCCGCTATCAAGAATGTGGCGAGTAGCTGTATTTGAATTAAGCGCAGCCAACTTCTGAATGCCAACTAAAGAATTAGGGTCAGGAGTAGAGCCGTCTCTAGCTTCATTTAAGCCGGTCACAGCTCTAATCATATCCATGTAGTGATTGTAGTTAGCAATCAACATCTGCGTCTTGGCAGCCCCTGAGTTAGAAGTCAATTGAGTAATGGGGACCTTAGCATTATTAAAGTCTCCTTCTTGTGTGAAACTCCTACCAATAACACTACCTGTCTGAAAGTACAACCTAAGCGCATCCTCCGGATTGTATGCAGCACCTGTCCCCAAGTCAATCTCATTCAATCCGTCAGCATCAATGAATACACCATCGGGTACTGTTCTTGCTATTACCTGCTGTAACTTAAGATGAGTTATCTGTATTTGGTCAGCGAATGGAATCATCCTTCTGAGCAAAGACTCAATAGCACCCTTATACATGCGAGGTGCGCAAGCAACGTAATTAGGTATGGCATGTTGACTAGCAGACTTAGGTCTAACCATGTTCTCAGACATCTCCCACTTAAGCAGGATATTTGTCCCCATAACCATGATACCCTCATACCACACATCAATGGTGCGCTCTACTTTCTCAAACTTTCCCTCTTCCATCATATCAGGAGGAGGGTTAAAGTTCTCGTCCTTCTCAATCATACGGGTACTACCATTGTCAAGTACCTTCTTTTTATACACCATCTTCTTGGTGGACTTATAATTGAAGTACATCAACGTGCAAGTATCCCTGAAGAACAAACTATTCTGATAGTACTGCTGAACATTGTAATAGTCATACCAAGATTGGCTATACTGAGTAATCTCCTGAAGGTCTTCCTTAGTTAGACTTTGGTCAATCTTCATCAATTCTGTAATAGGGAGTGTCTTAATCTCTCCCCAATAAAAACAATCCCTAAAGTATGGGTCTTCTGTGTAACTGTAAACAACATTGGCAGGGTCTACGTATGAAATCTTAATACCCGTGCCCGGCAAGAACTCGTGCTTAGCTACGCATATACCTACCGTAGTAGCATCGTAATCAAGCCTCTTACGAATGTCATCGTACTTATTTAAGTCAAAGATTGTATTGATGGCCTCCTCTTCTGCAATCTCTATGGCAGGCTTATACTTAAGTTGCATATGCAATTGCATCTCCTCGTCATTCTCAGGCAACTCATCAGGGTTCATCATAAATGGATTGGCACCTGTGTAGTTCTGAATCTTAAGCAAGACCTCTTTAGCGGCAGATTGCCCTTCAACAATATCCTGATATTGACTGCGCTTTGATTGGGACATGGCGTCCTGAGCGTATGCCTTTACTTTAAAAAGC